ATCTCGACGGTTGCGGGCGCCCAGATCGCCAACAACCAGATGATCATGCTGAACGTCGCCTACGTGCTGGACTGATCGCGCAACAGCGCGGCTACTGGGCCCGGTCGCTGTCATAGGCGCCGGGCCCTTTTCGTTTGAAGGGCCCCCGATGTCTGCCACCCCTGTCTCGATCTGCTCCAACGCGCTGCTGATGCTCGGCGCCCAACCCATCAACGACCTGGCCGACAACAACGACCGGGCGCGGCTGGCGTCCAACCTATACCCGCAAGTGCGCAATTCACTGATCCGCTCGTTCCCATGGAACTGCTGCATCACGCGCGTGGCGCTCTCGCCTGACGTCACCACGCCAGCCTTCGACTGGGCCTACCAGTTCAGCCTGCCGGGCGACTTCGTCAAGGCGCTGGCATGCGGTGAAGCCGGCAGCGAGGTGGAGTTCAAGATCGAGGGCCGCAAGCTGCTCAGCGACAGCAACCCCTGCTATCTGCGGTACATCTTCCGCAACGACAACCCGGCCACATGGGACGACGGTCTGGTCAACGTGCTGACGCTGCAGATGGCAGAATCCATGGCCTACGCCATCACGCAATCGGCATCCCTGCGCGACTCGCTGGCCCAGCGCGCGGAGCTTGCCTTCAAGCGCGCCAAGTCGGTGGACGGCCAGGACGACACGCCCGAGACCTTCGGCGACTTCCGCCTGCTGGCCTCGCGCTTCGGCGCCAGCACGATCCCGGGGCAGTGACATGCCGCGCCTGAGCATTCAGCAAACCAACTTCACCGCGGGCGAGATCAGCCCGCGCCTGGTCGGCCGCACCGACATCGACCGCTACAACAACGCGGCCAAGCTGCTGCAGAACGCCTACCCGGTGATTCACGGCGGGGCCAAGAGCAGGGGCGGGACGATCTATGTGGCGGCCACCAAGGACAGCGGCGCCAAGAAGTCTCGGTTGATCCCCTTCGGTTTCAGCCGGGACGATGCCTACATGCTGGAGTTCGGCGACAGCTACCTGCGCGTCTTCAAGAACGGCGCATCGCTGGGCGTCGAGGTGGCCACGCCATACACCGAGGCGATGCTGCAGGACATCGACTACGTGCAGGGCGCCGACACCATGTTCCTGGCGCACCCATCGGTGCCCATCCAGCGCATGCGGCGCTTCTCCGACGTGCTGTGGGACCTGTCTGACGCGCCGTTCATCACCACGCCTTTCGACGAGCAGGGGCACGCATTGGCCGCCGGCCTCACGCTGTCGGCTGCGACCGTGGGAGCAGGGCGCACGGCCACGGCCGATGCGGCCGTGTTCCTTCCCAGCGATGTGGGCCGCCAGCTGGTGAGCGGGTCGGGCCTTGCCGTGGTGACCGGCTACACCGACAGCACGCACCTGACCGTCACGATCTCCATCGCCTTCGCGGGCACGGCGCTGGCCTCTGGCGTCTGGTCGCTCGACGCATCACCTCAGGCGATTGCGGTGCCCAGTGCCAAGGATCCGGTGGCGAGCTCGATCACGCTCACCGGAGCATTGAGCCGCGCCGCGTCGATCACGCTGGCAGCCAAGACAGGAACCGGCATCGCCCTGACTGCCACAGCCTCGATATTCACGGCTGGCGACGTGGGAAAGACTCTGTACGCCGACAGCGGCGTGGCCACCATCACGGCCCAGACCGGCACGGGCGCTACGCTCACGATCACCACCGACTTCGCCAGCCTGACCTATGCCCAGGGCGGCTATGGAATCACCGACAGCGCCTGGCGCGCGGAGGACGTCGGCAAGTTCGTGCGCATCAATGGCGGCCTGGTGAAGATCACCACATACACGTCGGCCAGCGCAGTGCAAGGCTTGATCATCAGCAGCATGACCGGCATCGTGGCATCGCCGCCGCTGGCCTGGTCGCTGGAGTCGTCGGTCTGGTCGGCATCCAACGGCTACCCGCGTACGCTCACGCTTCACGAGCAGCGCCTGGTCGCCGCCGGCTCGACCAAGTACCCGCAGACCATCTGGGGGTCGCGCATTGGCGAGTACCTGGACTTCACCAAGGGCACGAACGACGACGACAGCTACAGCTTCACCATCGCGGCCGACGAGGTGAACCCGATCAGCTTCCTGGCCAGCCTGCGCAACCTGATCGTGCACACCTACGGTGGCGAGTTCAGCCTGCAGGGTGGCGTCGAGAAGCCGATCACCCCGACCAATGTGCGCATCCGGCCCGAGTCGGCCCACGGCTCCAAGGGTGTGCGGCCCGTGCTGATCGGAAAGGAATCGGTGTTCGTGCAGCGCGCGGGCCGCAAGGTGCGCGCCATGGGCTACGGCTACGACATCGACGGCTACCGGGCGCCCGACCTCTCAGTGCTGGCCGAGCACATCACCGACAGCGGCGTCACCTGCCTAGCCTACCAGCAGGAACCCGACCTGATCCTCTGGGGCGTGCGCGCAGACGGCACGCTGCTGAGCTGCACCATCGACCGCGAGCAGAGCGTGATTGGCTGGGCCCGGCACTACACCGATGGCGCCTTCGAATCGGTGGCCACCATCCCGGCCGGCGACCGTGAGCAGACATGGGCCATCGTTCGGCGCACGGTGGGCGGCGTCTCGGTGCGCTACATCGAGCGTTTCGACGAGACTTTCGAGCCCCTGCTGGCTGCCGCGCCATCCGGCTATCCGCCGCTGACACCGAACCCTGTCTTCGGCTGCACCGTGGATTGCGCGGTGTCTGTGGATAACTCGGCAGGGCAAACCGTCTTCACTGGCCTTGGCCACCTCGAAGGCAAGACCGTCGCGGTGCTGGCCGACGGCGCCGTGATGCCAGCGCAGACCGTGACGGGCGGCCAGATCACCCTCACGCGCAAGGCCTACCGCACGCTGATCGGCTTGCCGTTCACCGTGAAGATCGGCCTGCTGATCCCCGAGGTGGGCACAGGAACCGGCACGGCCCAGGGCAACAGCATGCGCACCAGCGAGCTGACGCTGCGCCTGCTGAACACCCTGGGCGCCAAGGTGATGGACGAAGAGGGCAACGAGCAGGTTTTCCCATTCCGCAAGTTCGGGACCGAGATCCTGGACCAGCCTCCAGAAGCCAAGTCAGAGAACGTGCGCATTGAGCTGTTGGGCTGGGCCAGGGGCGCCAGCAGCCTGACTGTGGTGCAAGACCAGCCTCTACCGCTGCACCTGCTGGCCGCCGTGCGCAAATTCCAGGTGAACGACTGATGCTCACGATCAGCAGCCCCGCAGAACCAGGCTCGGTCGATGAACTGGCCCAGGCCATGCACCCTGACGATGCGGACGAGCTGGCGGCAGCCGGGGTGAGTGTGGCCGATGCGCTAGCCGGCCAATCCCTGAGCGCGCTGCGCTGGAGCGGCCGCCTGGTGGCGCTGTTCGGCTGTGTGCAGCAACCGGCCGGCGCTGGGGTGCCGTGGATGCTCTGCACCAGCGCATTGCAGGACGTTCCGCGCCAGGCCATGGCAGCTATTTCTGCCCACGTGGTTGCCAACTGGATGGGCGTGCACACGGTGCTGCAGAACATGGTGCACCGGCGCAATGCCCGGGCGCTTCGCTTCGTGCGCTGGCTTGGCTTTCAAGTCCACCCGGAGCCCGTTGGCCCCGGTGGTGAATTCTTCCTTTTCTCGTGGAGGCGCGATGTGTGATCCCGTTTCTCTGGCCCTGGCAGGGTCAAAGGCCTATGGCTCGGTGATGGAGGGCCAGATGGCCAAGGGCCAGGCCGAGATGATGGCCGGCCAGTCCGAATACCAGGCCAAGGTGGAGCAGCAGAACGCGCTGGCCACGGCCGGGATCATTCGGCGCGCCGGCCGCAAGCAGATCGGCCAGGCCACAGCAGGCTTTGCGGCCGCCGGTGTGAAGGTTGGCGAGGGCAGTGCGGGCGAAGTGGAGCGCCAGATAAACCAGGACGTGGAGCACGACGCCTTCCAGGCCCTGCTTGATGCCTTGATCTACAAGCTGCAACGGGATGGCGTGAAACCCTGATCCTGTGGCCGTGCTGTGCAAAAATGCTGCCATGCCATGCGCCGTGGCCGAATTGAAAGGTGCC